GCCTGGTCGATCATGCACGCCCTGTTCAATGAACCCCTCAACACCAACAAGCGGCGCCGTAGCCGCTACGTCACGAGCGGAACCAATGCCCAAGCCACGACACAAAAAGCCCCAAACCAGCCAACAGGCGCGACAGCAGCAGCCCATGCGAGCGTTCACCTTCGGGGAACCCGAACAGGTGCTGTCCGGCAACATCGGCGAGTACCTGGGGGTGTTTCTCAGCGACGACGGCGAGATCTACAAACCGCCAGTGTCGCGGGCGGGCCTGGCCAAGCTGCTGCGCGCCAACGCGCACCACGGAGCCATTCCCAAGTTCAAGCGCAACTTGCTGTTGCGTGAATTCATCCCGTCCAAGGGCTGCAGCACGCAGACCATGGGGCGGGCGAGCCTGGATTACATGGTGTTTGGAGAGGCCTATTTCTACCGCGACACCAATGCATTCGGCGAGGTGCTGGAGATGCAGCACCTGCCAGCGATCAACATGCGGGTAAAGGTCGACGGCGGGTTCAGGATGCTGCTGCCAGACAGTAAGTACATGGACTTTCACCAGGACGAAATCGAACACGTCCTGGACTACGACGTAGAACAGAACATCTACGGCGTGCCCGACTACCTAGGCGGCCTGCAAGCGCTTTTACTCAACGAAGCCGCCACCCTCTTCCGCCGCCGCTACTACAGCAACGGCGCGCACGCGGGTTACATCTTCTACACCAACGACCCGGACCTGACCGAAGAAGACGAGGAGAACCTGCGCGCACAGATCAGCGCCAGCAAGGGCGTGGGCAACTTCCGCTCGATGTTCGTCAACATCCACAACGGGAAGGAAAACGCGATTCAGATCATTCCCGTTGGAGACTTTCAGGCCAAGGACGAACTGGAGAAAGTGAAGAACATCACGCGCAATGACGTAATCGCGGCGTGGCGTATGAACCCAGCCCTAGCCGGGATCATCCCGGAAAACAACGGCGGGTTTGGGGACATCGAGAAGATCGATCGCGTGTACACCAGCAACGAGATTAGACCCATCTGTCAGCTGTTCAATCAGCTGAATGACACGCTTCGGCATGACAGGCGTATCGACTGGAGAAAAATCGAAATGGCAGGTGAAAGCGCTACCTAACACTTCAAAAATAGAGAAATATCCTGCATCACATGCCAGAATAGTGGCAATTAGCTGCACCCTGGGGAGGGAACTATGAAAGTGACTTGTAAGTGCGGACACAAAGGTCGGATAGCATCTCGTGAGGTGCTATCTGCTGACTTCGCGAAACTTTACTGCCAGTGTCTTGACGCAAAATGTGGGCACAGCTGGGTGGCAAATCTCACGTTTTCCCACACGCTTAGCCCATCAGCTCAGACCTTCGACAGGCTGCTGATCGATCGCCTACGCGATATGCCTAGAGCACAGCAGCGGGAGCTATTCGACAGGCTCGGATCGCAGGCAGTCGCATGATGCAAACCGCCGACAATCACATGCCGGCGGCTCAGGAATCAATCGTCGTCGGTCTGATCCGGGTTGCTTATCAGCGCCTCGGTCAGCCTGCGCAATTGCTCCTGGTCACGTCGGCTCAATTGGCGGTAGAAGCCAATCAAGCGTCGTTCAATGTGCGAAAGCTCATACCGCGCAGATGCAGCTATTTCAACGTAACCGACATCGGCGTTAGTGCGATCCAACATGCTTACCACTCCATAAAATCTATTGCTGACGCAGTGATATGGGGGCGAGCTGGTAGCAAGGCAGAATCAGCCTGGTCAGTTGACTCCCTTGGCCGCATCGTCTGCCATGGCCTTAACGAAGCGTCGAATAGCTCTTTGATCATCCGCAGGAATGCTTCGGTACTGCTGAACGATGTTGTCTTCCAACTCATCCAGGGAATCTTGCGCAAGCGTACTACGCTGGCCAGTGAGGATGTACGGCACGTCGAAGCCGAACTGAACGGCAACGTTCCTCAGGTAGGAGGCCGTGGCGTCACTCGATCCGGACTCGTAGTTGGCCTGGGTCCGTTTAGAGATGCCCAACGCCTCCGCAAGTTGGTTTTGCGTCATGCCACACCGCTTTCGTTCTTCTTGCAGCCGAGAACCTATTTCTTCAGAAAGATGCACTTATTTTCATTCCTACTCTTTACAAGTGCACCTAAGTGCATCATTGTGCATCTCACACCACATGAAATTGCACGGATCTGCACTATGCCGAACACACACATCACCGAGCAAGCCCGCATGCAAGCGCGGGAAGCGTTAGAGAAACGTGGACAGTCAGCGAAAGACTTCGCGGCTCAGCATCAATTGAACCCAAGCACCGTATATGCCGTTCTGAGCGGCCAAAGCCAGTGCCGTCGTGGGGAAGCACATCGCGCCGCCGTGTTACTCGGTATCAAAGACGGCGTAATTGCACAGTAATGGTCAGGTCTCTGAGGGAACAGCAGAAGATGAAAAATCAGGTTCTAAAAACACGCAGGGAAGTCGTCAGTGCAATTATTTGCACCTTCGAAGGTGGCCGCGAACGCGCCGCTGCTCACATCGGCCTGCCACTCAAAAAGTTTGATAACCACGCTTACGAGAACAACAACTGCCGCCCGCTGACGGACCTGCAGATTTTCGACCTGGAAAAAGTCACGGGCACACAGCACCTGGCTAACTACGTTGCCGCAATGTATGGCGGCATGTTCGTGCCAATCGTCCATCCGGAAAACTTGGACAACGTTGAGATGTATACCCGAGCAGTGCAGACGTTAGCCAAGCGGGGCACCGTGGATCAGATCATTGCCCAGGCGCTTGATGACGGCGTAATCACCGAGGATGAAGCCGAACTGATCCTGAATGCTCATATCTCGCACATGGCAGCACGCACTACCGAAGTCCACGCTGCTATCGATCTGTACTGCGCCAAATCAGGGAAAGGCCAATGAACACTCAACCCAACACCCTGGACTACCAACAATGCGTACAGAACGCTGCATTGGCATTTCTTGAGCGCCATCAAGCCGAACACCTGGGTGACACACGGGCACTAAACCGCCGTGCGGTCGATCACTTGATTGACCGCTTCAACGTGTCCGAACCAGTAGCAGACAAACTGACCGCCCTCGCCCACACCGAGCTGGTGGACATCGCACGCCGTAAGCGCCCCGCCAATCCGTAACACCTAACCCAACCAATCGCCGCCCCCACGTGCCGTGGGTTTGGGTGAGCTGCGCCCGAAATTGAGGTTTAACGATGACAAACGCCGTAATTGTCACCACACAACTGCCCCCAGCCGAGGCCGAAGCGTTGCTGGCCAACCTGCGCGAACAGTATCGCTTGAGCCTCAACGAGCATTGGTACGACGACCAATTCCGCCTCGTGGCGGCCGGCCTGCGCCACGGCGCGATTCTCGCTCACATTCCGGTTATGGCTGCGCAAAAACGCCTCATGGCAGCCCTGTCCCACAGCCTCAAAGCAGTGAAGTAACCCCATGAAAGAAGATCTTCGTCACGACGTGCTGCAACGCCTGCAGGCCGACTTCGGGCTCAAGCACCGCACGGGCACCAACTACATGCGCGGCGGCACTTGCCCGAAGTGTAAAAAGAAAGAGCTGTACTCCCGGTTTGACACGCCGTGGATGGTGATTTGCGGTCGCCCTGAAAAGTGTGGTCATACCCTGCACGTAAAAGAGCTGTACGACGATCTGTTTGAAGACTGGAGCAAGCGTGCGCCGGCGACAGACCAACATCCCAACGCCACAGCACGCGCTTATCTGGAGTTCGCCCGGGGCTTTCGCTTTGAGCTGATCCAGGGGTGGTTCACCCAGGAAACGTTCTATTCCGTTGAACACAACGCCGGCAGCGCAACTGTGCGGTTCGCCCTGGAGAAAGGTGGCTGGTGGGAACGCCTGATCGATCAGCCGCACCGCTTCGGCAAGATGAAAGCCCGCTTCAAATCCAAGGACAGCTATCGCGGTGTCTGGTGGTGCCCGCCCTGCGTCGACTTGCTGGAAGCCAAAGAGATTTGGATTGTCGAAGGGATCTTTGACGCCATCGCCCTGGTGCATAACGACATCGCGGCTGTGTCTGCAATGTCGTCCAACGCGTTCCCCGGCGACTCCCTCAAGGAACTGGTAAAAATCCGGGAAGGCGGGAAGCTGCCAAAACTCGTTTGGGCTCTGGACAACGAACCGAGCGCAAACGCCTACACCCGGCGCTGGGTGCGCGAAGCCCGTGCCCTGGGTTACATCTGCGAGTCCGCGCAGATCCCACAACGCGACGGCCGCAAATCGGATTGGAACGACCTTCATCAGCGCTGGAGCTTCATCCAGGACGAAACTAAACGCGCCGACCAGATCGCGACCGACCTAAAACAGGTCCGCCACCAGGGTGCCCTGCTGCTGGCCGAGAGCGCGGCGGAAAAGGCTTTGCTCATGTACGACTGGAACAAGCGCGGGGAATTTCACCTGGGCTTCGGGAACCGCCTGTACTGGTTCAAGTTGGACATGGAGAAATTCAACCGAGCCATGTCCGACATCGAGGACAGCGAGAACCACGACGATCAGCTGCTGAACCAGGCGCAACAGCGCGAGAAAGCGCTTCAGCAGTCCGGCAGCGTCGTGGAGATCGCCAACTGCTACCCCCAGGCGCTGTATTTCCAGCGAAACGAGGTAACAGACGAGTCCTGGTACTACATGCGTGTGGACTTCCCCCACGATTCCGAAAGTGTGAAAAACACCTTCACCAGCGGCCAGTTGTCGGCCGCGAGCGAGTTCAAAAAGCGACTGCTCGG